GGCATTGTCCATTGCCAATCTGGCGGTAATCCAATCTTTTTTATTTGTCTAAGTTTAATCATTCTGCGCTTTCCTCCCAAAAATCTAAAACATCTTGTAATACTTCAGGATCATGTTCGCACTCATAAAATAGATTTTCACGGGCTTGCTTGTTAGCGGCATCGCCTAGCCAAAAATTTAAAATATCTTCAGTTCGTTCTTGACCCCAAATTAATTTTTCCTTTTCAGCAATTGTAACAATTCTCAATTCACCCACCTTATTGCCATTGGTGTCTTTTATACTTTTATGTAAATCTGTATCGTCAATATCCCGCATATCGTTTGCTATTCTTTTCAAGATACACGCTAATTCTATATGTGGATCTTCAGCAAACGCATCATTATCCATATCCATTTGACATTTAAATCTTAACATTTTTTTCTCCGTAAAACCTCATATATACGCTTTTATGCGATTATATAGGAGCAATCAAGTTAAAAACGCTATCCCAAGCAAATTTTTTTTCACAAGAGAAAACAGCCTCAGTTTTGAGGCCGTTGCTTTTTAACTCTATCGCCTGTTTCGCATGATACAAAAACAAGAACGGCGCGGTTTCAGGTTTGGCTTGTTTCTTTACCAGTATCCAAGAACTGGAGCTTTTATGCCTAGTTAACCAAGCAACTTGGTGCGGGCTTAAGTTAACAGCATTAGCTTTACAAAACTTTAACTCGACAAAATGAAACAAACCTAACTCATCACAAATCAAAAGGTCGGGTATACCTTGCCCCGCCCAGTTTTCAATTCGAGTTAGTATCAGCTTCCGATGTTTCGAGTTCTTCACCGCCGTCTTCAACTGTTGATAGAAGCCCGCTTCCGTCTTCATCTTGATCGGGAGTGATATCGATGGCATTGCCATAAGTATCCTTTAAATCCTGTAGAGCTTTCAAAACATCATCTTTGCTCATGCTGTCAATGCTACCGTGTCTTATCTCAGACTTCGAAACATATATATCACCTTGCGCCATGCCTCGACGGTACTCAGCTTGAACAGCAGCAGAGTATGCGCCGTTCTCTAAAGCAACATCTCTAATCTTTTGTAGATCTCTAACGTGCCGTTGATAAGTAACTCCAAACTTAGCATCAAGCTCATCCCGATATTCTCGAATAGCTTTGCAAACATGTGGACTGATATAAGGGTTGGTCATTTGACTAGCTCGAACTGGAGCAGACTTTTTAGAATAGCCTGCCCGCTCCGCAGCTTCCATGCCAGTGATAGTTCCGTCGTTCGCCACGAGTTCCTTTACAAAGATCTCTTGCATCCTTGTCAGCGGCGAATTTTCATTCACGCGCTTTCGACCTCTAAGCTCATCAGGATTTTGTTTGTTATACTTTTTGGCAGTCGGCTTTTTCTTTTGCCGGATTACCAAACCTCTTGGTATTACTGGTTCTTGTTTTGACATATTCCTAACCAAAACTATTTCGCTATAAATTTCTTATAAACGTAACTTTTATATATATACCAGAAAAAAATAAAAAAAATAAAAAAACAATTTAGGCCCTTATAACGCAAATCTTGATTTAAGCTGTCTAGGGGTACACCACTGTTTGTCATGGTGTAACCACTTATGTAACCGCATATCTACTATATAAAGAAGGGGTTTGAAGGCCCAAGTTACACGGTTACACGGGTTACGGCCTTTTTTTACAAAAAATATTTTTTTTTATTTTCAGCTCTATATATATAAAACGTAACTTTAATTAAAAGTTCGGGTCGTAGAGTTCGCCTTTTTTGAGCTTTTCTCTAAGCTCCGTGAGCCGCGAGCTAATGGACGCGAGCCGTGGATCGTCGACACCGAAATCCCATATAATATCGTCGTAAGATTGCTCTAATTTCTTCATTTCTGCGGTAACGTCGGTAAGGCGTGGATCGTCGTTCATATTTGTATTCCATTGGTTCGTAGCTTTCTGACAAATTCTTTAAGTTCGTTGCGGGCTTGATACAGTTCTCGTTCTATGTTGGGTCGAGCGTCGTACCGATAGCGTTCGGTTTCGAGGTTATCGACTTGTTGTTTAAGGAAACGGTATTCGAATTTATGTGCGGGGGTTAGTGCTTCGTCACCCATTATGGTCGTTCCTTTGGTTTGATTAGTTTGTTGGAGGCAACCTGAGTGCCTTTACAGCTTATCATAACGGTATCGTGGTGTTTTTCCATGATGTTGTACATTGCTTCTTTGGAGTAGCTACAAGCGTCATAGCTTGGGAAGACGATGTTATGGGTTACTTGTTCACCTTGAACAAAGTAACTGAGCACCATGAACGTGAAGTATTTTATCATGCTATCCTCCAAACTCTGTAACCAATAAGTTTGCCGTTTTCTTTTTGCATTCTTTTTACAAAGGCTTTGACCGTTGCTTTTCGGTTAATGCATTTTCCGTGACGCAACCTAATGGCATTCACCATAGACACAGCCTCTGAATGTGTTTTAAAAAGAATGCTATCATCTATCTCCATTTTTTTTGCTATTTGTGCATAGTGCCCGCTTGGTACGATAGGAACATCTTTCTGAATTTCATTATACTTTTTCATTCTTCAACCTCCAGTTCTCCAGTGCCACCGCACTCTTCACATCCACCTTCGACCACCTCTTCATCAAGATATCCTATATCTCTGTCAAAGTTCTGTGGACGAGGTACTTCAATAAAAGCTGCACCAGTCCCTTCGCATTCAAGACAGATCGTGGTCTTGGGTTCTTGTTCTCTGTTGTAGAACACCTTTTCAAAGATATCGCTCAACATAATCTGTATTGGATCTACTTTGTGCATTCTTTTCCCTTCCTTGAAAAATAAATACGTTCTGCCAGATCACACACTTGCTTAGTTACGTCTTCGCCGTCCCAAGTGGTTTCCATGTCCGTGTGTCCAAAGTCTTCGTTGTGATCGATCATTTCTAGAATTGCTTTTAATAGAGATGAAGCTTCGATTAAGAACGGCTCAATGCCGTTCTCTGTTTCAAACCACCCTTCAAGTTCAGCCATCATATGCCCTTCTTTCGGTAATACTCTTCCAGTTGATGAAGCCGTGGTTGATCCCATTTAAAAACATAACCTTCCTTAACTTCTTCCCACTCGTACCAACCTTCATGTTCGGATAGACCAAGTTTAAACGCCTCTAGTTCAACTTTAGTTTTGAAGGTATAGGTTTTAGCTTTTTGACCATCTTCGGGGGTTTCGCCCCATAAGATTGAAATTTTATGCATTTTCTTCTTCCCCCTCTTCGATTGGTTCCCAACACTCGTCATCACCGTTGACGTATCGACCTTCAAACATGCCGCCCTCGTCTTGGTAGTCGGCATCTACTTTGATACCTAGCTCAACGAGATGGCTCCAAACCGGAATAGGTGGTGCCCATGCTGTCCAACAATTAAAAGAAAACTCTGCCTCGCAATCATCGTCAAGAGGGTTGCCAAGGTCTGTAAAACCTTCATCCATTATTTCGACGTTACATACGTCCCACTTTGTACCCCAGTTATCGCACCGCCAATCGTACCATGCGGGAGTAGAACATTGAGCCAGACCATCTGTTCCAATGTTAAGCGGGTGATGAGATGGTAATTTAACTCTGGGTTTGACAAACGTATTAAAAGGCATGGGTTTGATTAACTGACAGAACACAGGGTTTGCTAGTTCAAGGTGTTCGTAAATCTCTTTGACGATTTCCCGTGGTCCGCGAATATGGACTTGTTGATAACAATGATTTGGCATTTGATACTCCTCATAAGTTGCCGTTCTTGGTATCTAGCAACTGTATGGGAGTATGTCAACCCCTAGCTAATAAAATTATTTAATGAACTTCGTCACTGGGGCCATCTTTAAATATTTCTTCGCCTATTTCCATCCGCATTGCGGCGTGTCCCATTGCGCCCGCAATCGTACCATAAACTGTTTGCGGGTCTTCGGATCCAAGCATTAATCTATAAAGAACCGCGGTCAACGCTCCGCTAATCACGGCTCCTGTTGAAAAATCTTTGCCGGATAATTCTTTTAATGTATCTTCAGTAAGATTATAACTTAGATTAAAATCTTCGAGATGTTCTGTTTTCATAATATCATTCTATGTTAAAATGTATAAATGAAAAAGCCCCAAACCGAAGTTTAGGGCCTAATCATTTTTTATGAGGTGTCCCATCCATAAGCGACTTTATGGGACATGTCAAGCGGCTTCACGATGTTTTTTGTATATTTCAAACATTAATCGCAATTGACCGCTAATTGTACGCCCTTCAGCCTTAGAAATTGTTTTGATCTCCTGATATATCTCTATCGGAACCAAAACACTCTTCCATTTTTCAGTATCCATAACAAATCCCCTCTGATTATGTAGGAACATATAAGATGTTATGGGAAATTGCAAGAAAAAAGCCGCGGTAATGGAGCTAACCGCGGCAGTTGGGAGATATTAGCTTGTCAAAGCCTATCGAGCAGACCCCCAACTTGGACCTATCTCCACGTCACACAAGTTGGGTACACTTAATGGTAGCGCATTTTCCATGATCTTGGCAATATTTTTAGC